CACACGGGCATTGTCAAAAACGGATTATATAAAAAGAAGGTGGCTGGGTATGCAAGAGTATCTACCAATAACGAAGAGCAGTTGACTTCTTATGAGGCACAGGTGGACTATTACACAAAATACATACAAGGCCGTGCCGATTGGCAATTTGTAAAGGTTTATACAGATGAAGGAATTACTGCTACCAATACAAAACACCGTGACGGCTTCAATGAAATGATTGACGATGCCCTTGCCGGGAAAATCGATTTGATTGTTACAAAGTCGGTCAGCCGTTTTGCGAGAAACACCGTAGACAGCTTAACTACGGTTAGAAAGCTCAAGGACAAAGGTGTGGAGGTTTATTTCGAGAAAGAAAATATTTATACCCTTGACAGCAAAGGCGAACTGCTAATTACAATTATGAGTTCGCTGGCGCAAGAGGAGAGCCGTAGTATTTCGGAAAACGTAACCTGGGGAAAGAGAAAGGCTTTCGCTGACGGCAAGGTGTACTTGCCATATAAAAACTTTCTCGGATACAGAAAAGGGGAAGACGGATTGCCTGAAATAGTCCCCGAAGAGGCAGAGGTTATAAGGCTTATTTACAGATTGTTTTTTGAAGGCAAAACGACCTATGCCATAGCAGAGGAGTTGACAGCCCGTGGAATTCATACGCCTACAAAAAAGCAAAGCGTGTGGCGAAGCAGCACGGTCGAAAGTATCCTTTCAAACGAAAAGTATAAGGGGTCGGCGCTTCTTCAAAAGAAATTCACCACAAGTTTTTTAGAAAAGAAAATGAAGTTGAACGAGGGCGAAGTTCCGCAGTATTATATAGAGGACAGTCACCCTGCAATTATAACGCCGGACGAATACGAATTGGCGCAGACAGAGCTTAAAAGACGGAAGGGCATCGGTATTAAATATAGCGGGAAGAACCTATTTGCTTCAAAAATCGTTTGCGAGGATTGCGGCAGTTATTACGGACCAAAGGTGTGGCATTCCAAAACAAAGTATTTAAAGACAATTTACCGTTGCAATTCTAAGTATAATGGGAAAGGGCATATATGCGGCACACCTACTTTAACCGAGGATGGTATAAAGGATGCCTTTATAGAAGCAATCAATAAGCTGATAGTCAATAAGGCTCAGCTCATAGACGATTGCAGAATTATGCAAACGCTGCTTTCGGATACGTCCGAACAGGAAAGCCAAATCCGAAAGAGAAATGAGGAGCTTGAAGTTGTTCGGGGATTGCTTACCAAATGCATAGAAAGCAACTCAAAGGTGGAACAAGACCAGGACGAATTTTGGGAAAAATACAATTCTTTAGAGGCTCGTTACAATGCCATTCAGTCCGAAATCGAAGAGCTTCACAATGCAATGAGAATCCGCAGACAGAAAGCGGAAAACATCGGCGCATTTATGTTTGAGCTTAATGAGCGAGATGAAATAGTTGAGCTTTTTGACGAGCGGCTTTGGTTTATAACTGTTGATAAAGTAGTCGTTAGCAAAGAAAAAACGCTATCATTTGAGTTTAAAAACGGAGCGGTAATTAAAGTTAAAATATAAAAGAGGTTTGCACTAAAATGTAGTGCAGACCCCCTATATGAAAGTACAAAGAGCCTCGCTAATCACAAGACCTTTATTCTATGTCTGTAGTTTTATTTATAGAATCATCGCCGAGTTCCTCATCGTCATCATCGTCGAGCGCTGCGAAAAGTGCGTTGTCTTTTGCATAGAGTTTGTTCATTGTAAGACGACTTGCCATAGTTTTCTTTTTGCCGTTGTATTCCAGCACCATTGCCTCGGCAAATCCCATATAGCCTGAGCGCCGGTCTTTTGCGTTGCGTGTGAGCTGCTTTACCGATACTGCACCGAGTTTTTCTTTAAAAATATCGTCATCGAGTAAATCTTTGTAGACAACGATAATTTTTGCTATTGCTTTCATCATATTAGCAGAAAAGGAATTTACATCGCCTTCCCATGCACCAATTAAAAGTCTCAAAACACGGCTTAAGACATGATAGCCGTATTTATTGTATATTGATTCTATTGTGGAAACAGCACATATAATACAGTGTCCAGTTGTAGAGCCAATAGAGAGGCCATAGGACTCTACCAAGTCTCTAATGATAAGTTGGTCATCGTTTCCCGCTTCTAAGTTTGCCATAAATATTTCGTAGGGTTGTAAAGGCTTTACATATTTCATTTGATTAGCGAAAATATCGGCTTCATGTTCGTAGCAGAGGTCATCGTAAATCATACACCATACAGGGGTGTCGCGTGAACCGGAAACAAGAGCCACAATTTCAATGGTATGTTGCCCGTTGAAAACGTAGTTGATGCCATCTCTCCTACTTACTTTTACGGGATTAATTTGATATAAGTCAAAATGTGATGCCGCGCGGGCGATGTGGGACTGCGACAAATTCCTCTGATATTCTTGGTTTGAAACGAGGTTTTTTATCGGGATTTGCTCAAAATGTACATTGGGTACGAACAGATCATTATTGTTTTCCATAGTTAATTCTCCATTAAAACATTAAGTAGTTCGGAAATATTGTTTTGAAGGTCGCACAATACCTGTTCGAGCTTAACTTTTGCTTTCACTGACGGTGCAGAAGCATCAATACTTTTCAGCGTTCTCTTAATTGAGGTGACCCAAGAGGGGATGGTGAGTGACAGTTCCGTCACTGGAGCATCGGGGTCAAATTTAGGCATATCTTTCACAGAAGGTCGCATCAATAATTCATTTTGCTGTTTTTCTACCGCATTCTGAATAACATTTCTGCTGTTACAGTACTGAACAAACGGTTTTTTTGCAACTTCCATTCGCTGGTTGATTTTTTTTAACTCTGCTGCGCTGAGTTTAGCCAATTCGATGATATTCCTGTGGGAAACCTTGTATCTGCCGGATAAAATCTTTGTAACCATTTCGGGGAGTTTTTCGCCGATTGTTTCTAAGGCTTTGGTATAAATAGCATATTTTTGAACAGTTGCGTGAGTGATGTTATTTTCATCAGCGATTTTGTGAGCAGTTTTGGATTTGGACGGCATTGCGACTTCTTCCTCTAAAACATACTCTTCGCCTGTAGTAGCATTAAATTGGTTATGCCCACAAGGGTTTCTGTTTTGGTTTGCTGCTTTTTCGGATTCATACTGCATTCCGATGAGATACTTCCTTGTCTCTTCCGTAATGTTTCGTCTGCCAAGTTGGTTTTTACATATCCATGCAATGACTGCCTCCCGACAATCAAAAGTCATTTCACGCACTTGATAGGGTATGCGATGCCGATTGCAGATCTCGTAACGGTTGTGTCCGTCAATGATATATCCGTTCCAAGTTATTATTGGCTCTCTGCAGCCATCTGCAAGCAGGTTCTCTTCCAATTGCAAGTATTCTTTGCGGCGCAAAGGGCGAATCAAATCTTTGAATTCATTGTCAATTTTAAGTAATATTTGTGGGGTAGTATCCATTGTGATGCTCCTAATTCTCTATTTGCTTTATTGATTTAAGTGGAAAAACGGCTATTTTTTCTGCCGGGATAACATTTCCTGTTAATTTGTAGGTGCAGTTTTGGTCTGCAATATCTGCAATCTCGCACAACTTAGTAAGAAATGAACCGCTGTATATCTCATAGGAATCATCCGGCGAGATGTTTTCGATGTTCACCTTGTGAGCTTGTCCAAGAGGGGTGTCTTTTTCAACCGAGCGTAACGCAAGCATCTGCGTTTTAGGGTTTACAAGGAGTTGGATATACTTGGGGTCTCCTAAATAGTGCAAAGTCGTTTTATAAATACGGATACGCATTTTCTTTAAGTCTATCGAAATATTGGTTACGATGTTTTTATCTTGCTCACTCATATTGCTTCTCCTGTTTCTACGACAACAGGCAATAACGCTTCTGCCGTGGGAGCGTTTTCGTGGTTGTTGTCGGGTTGAGTAATATCTTTTATGGAGTATATGGCATAGCCGTCAAATATGTTGATTTGCATTGACTGTTTATGCTCATTAAAAGGCAGTCCGAATTGATTTTGCCATTCTGCGGGGAACACCGGGGTTCTTGATATTTTCGGTTTTTCTCCATCAGGGAAAGTCTTTTGATATACTTCCGTGGCATTAAGGTCAAATGCTATCATGTATGTACCTTTTGAGTGTATTAATTTCCCCAGAAGTTTGTACCGGTATTTCGGATTCCAATCCATCAAAGAAAAAATCTTTGCATAGAACAGTTTGCAAGTAATAGGGCGAGGTTTCTTTTTGCCGTTTACTGTATTACACCACATAAAAGAATCCCGCGCACCTTCATCGCAGGGGAGGAGAGCAAGGATTTTTTGGCTACGGTTGACAAGAACTTGGGCATAATCAGAATTCTGGAACTTTGAAAGACATGCCGCATTGACATAAAACTTGCAGTCGTTAAACGTGACGGAAGGTTCTCTTAAGTGTGCAAAGAACTCTTTTCTTACGACTTGAAAGTCGTTAATATCAAAATCGTCGTTCATATCCAAAAGCTCGTCACCTTTAGATATAGTAGGAGCCAGACTTTCAACCTCAGTATTGGGGGTTGGCTCTTTTTGTTGGTTCGCAGTATCGTCTGCAGGGTATAAAATGGTTTTTTCGTCGAGTTCCATCATTCAATCACTCCTTGTGTAATGCCGTTTAATTCGGTTTGTATGTAGTCTTTCAGCCTATCAAAACTTGTAATTTGTAGTTTTTTGTCGGTTTCGTAAAATTGACCTTCTACGCGCAATCTCCAATCCGACTCACTCTGAGTATCCAGAGCTTGGAGTGTTTGCTCGTGCAAATAGTATTCTTTTCCGAAACTCGTAGTCCATTCCTCTGGTATGGCACGTATTCTTTTGCCAGATGGGGTAAGGGGTTGTATGGTTGCGCCGCTTTCTGTGCTGTCCTGTCGAGGAATCACATACGACTTAAAAAAGGCTTCGGAGTTTTGTGCATCAAACATATAAACGATTTCGTTTTCCTTTTCATACAGAGTCCCGATAATGCGGTACTTACAGTCGGTATTCCATTCCAAAAGAGAATAGAGTATTTCTATAAAGGCCGCCGCTGAAATTTCTTTTGGACGGTATTCACCGCCTTCTAATTTAGAACAATAGACACCTTGTCTGTTGCTTTTGTCGGTTGACCTGATGGCAAGCATCCTTTTTATAGGGTTTATCAGCAATTCGATATAGTTTTTTTCTCTAAACTTTTTAACGCACACGCTGCTTAGCTTGATTTTTTTATTGATGAAGGTGATGGCGGGGTAGCGTTTTGAGTCGAAGAATTCGGAACGGGTGATTTCAAAGCCACGCATATCGAAGTCGCCTTCATTGACCTCGATTTGTATTTCATGAGCAGGCATTTCTTGTACGACTTGCTCTGATTCATCGCTATTCCACACACTGCGTGCGGCTTGAAAATAGTCGGTTTCTTTGAAACCCGCCCAGCGTGGGTTGATTGTAACAAATCCCTTTAATATTCCGCTGTCCATAACTTTCAGAGATGGCAAATAGGATTTATTCCCATATTTAGCGTTATCGAGCATTCGCTGAACGGCTATGAAGTCATCTCTTGAAACTATTGCTTCATGATGGTTCTTATAGTGGCTCTGCGGTCTGTCACCATTATTCCTTCTTGACAAATGCGTGTGATAATTTGGGGTGAAGGTTTTTCTGGTTACAACGTCTCCGCAGTGGCGCTCATTTCTTAATATTTGTATAACGCCACCGGCAGTCCACTTAATGTTTCCAAGGTATGAGCGACGTCCAAGAGAGATGAGTGCATCTGCAATCTGCTGCGTGGAATATCCATAAAGATACATATAAAAGGCGAGTTTAACGGTAGGGGCTTCGTCTGGATTTATTATTAAGTTGCCTTCGCTGTCATGGGTGTAGCCTAATAGCTTCGGGGTGAGAGGAATACCGTTGTCTAAACGCATGCGCAATGAGGTTTCCATACTGCGGCTTCGGGTATGGGATTCTTCTTCTGCCATAGTTGCCTGAAATGAAAGAGCCATTTGCGAGTCGTCATTGAGCGAGAAAATACATTCAGACTCAAAGAAAACGCCGACAGGGGGCTTCAATTCTGCCAAATCACGGACCATACCTATACAGATTAAAACGTTACGGGCAAAACGGGAAACGCTTTTTGTTACAATTAAGTCGATTTTTCCTGCTTTACAGTCCGCAATCATTTGATTAAACTCATCTCGGTGTGCGAGAGAGGTGCCGCTTATGCCTTCGTCAGCATAAATTTTGACAAGCGTCCAATTAGGGTGGCGGATGACAAAATCTTCATAGTATTTTTTCTGAAGTTCAAACGAAGTGGTTTGTCGGACATCATCGGTAGAAACACGCACATAAATTGCAACCCGTTGATTTATATCATTATCATAATAGTCGGCCTGTTTTTTGGTAGCCGGAATAAACTCGTAGTTCTCTGGATCAATTTCTACACGCATCCTTCTACGAGTTCTTTCTTTTTCTTTTTGTTTGTTTTCACGTTTTTCGGTATCTATCATCGCAAAAGCCTCTTGTTAGTCATTTTCATCAGGCAGTAATTTCCAATCGGGGGTAGGTAAGAAGTACTTGTCCTTCATATCGTTTAGGTAGTATGACGCAAGGGTGTAAATATCTTCGGAAATAAAGTATATTCCGACAGGGTTTTTCAGGCTTGCGAGTAGCCTTGCACACAATGTGATTTCATGCATTTTTTTCGTAACATTTGATATTTTCTGTGTGATTATCAGGTCAATTTTGCCCTCATAGCAATCGCTTAAGAGCCGACTCCATTCGGGAGCGGTTTCCATATTTGGCGCAGTAGCACCCTCGTCTATGTAGAAATCAACCAAATCCCAATTTAAACATTGTCCGATTGTATCAATAAATTGCTTTTTGTGATAGTCAAGATAATTTTCGTATTTGGTTTGGTTGAAGTATCTAATATAAATAGCAACCTTATGGGGCTTTGCCGTGTTGGGGCGCTCATGTCTAATGGTTTGCAACCATGCCTTATGTTCTGCAACCTTATTTGAATGTGCTGCGTCTTCTGAGAAAATCATTGAAAACTGCGGAGCGACAGTAATTTCGTTTAATTTCTCGTATACATCTATTTCGTCCATATAAACCTCCATATAATAACAGAAAACATTATACATTTTTATTTCGGGAAATAGAATAAACCAGCAGTCACAATGTTGACCACTGGTTTATGAAATCGAAAAAATATAAAAAAAGAGTGGGGGTTACCCACTCAAAATGTTGCTTTATTCGTCGCTGTTTTTATGAATCGTGTCTTTAACTTCTCGTACTATCTTTAAAATGGACTCTATTTCCGCCGGGGTACAATCAGTTAGCATATCGTATAATTCTGTTTGATAGATTTGGTTTACTTCCGGGATATCGGGTCGTAGTATTGAATCGGAAGACACCTGCAAGGCTTCTAAAATGCGCACGAAGGTATCAAGTTGCATCGTTTTTTTGCCGTTTTCAATATCGCTGA